ATTTTGAGCATTGTTTATCTTTCTCATCTATGGCGTCTGCGATGTTATTCTTATTTTCAGTCATACATTCCCTCCTTTTATGGTTAATAACCCTTTCCCCTTCATAAAATATCAAACCAGCGACGGTCTGAAACCGGGAGATAGTCCGGTATGTAATTATATCTGCGCAATAGCTTCCTCACCTTTAGGCGTGAGCATCAGGGCTGCGTAAAACTCTGCTGCATTATAGCCTGGCGTAAGTTTTTTACTTGTCTGCTTTCTTTCATCCGGCGTCTGTGTTTGATATCGAAACACAGCCAGTTTTTTATCGTAAACAATGCGCTGGAGCGAACGATTCCCTGACGGGCAGGAATTATGTACTTCTAAATATACAGACGGTGGAATAAATTGGCCTGGAATGAGGTTTCTTAATATTTGCTTTTCTTTTGGTCCTAATCTCATCTTTCTCCTCCTTTGCGCCTTTGCGCCTTTGCGAGAGACTGTTTATTTTACAAAAACCATCCTTTCGGCAACCCGCTCTTGATCCACTCCCGGATATCCACCCCTGCCTGATACGCCTCACCCGGATCCTTACCCTCGGGCACCGGCCACACCTTGCCCTGGGGGAGATGATGTTGCCACCATTCCAAAGCTTTCTTGCCTGCGGTGTCATAATCGAGCGCCAAGAGGACCACAGCCGCGGCCTCGAGCATATCCCATATGGCCGGATCGGGCTTGCGGCTGGAACTGCCTAATGCGATGATCCCGGCCATGTCGCTGATCTCGTTGTCAAGCATAATGGCATCGAGTTCGGATTCGACAACCACAAAGGCCCGGGCAGGTGGCGGCGGTTGGCATGTCAGGCACCGCATATCGGATCCCGGCAACACGTAATATCGGGGGTCATCCGCCTGGCGCCGGATGCGGATGCGTATGATCTGGTCCTCGAAGCGCAGGGGAATAATTAGACCCTTAGGTATCCAGAGGCGTTTGGGTTGACCGTTGTCTTTGATCTCGGCCGGGAGATCCCATTGATCGCGGTGGCGAAAGAGGTCTTTGCCGTCCTTACCCGGGTTCCAGCCGAGACGGAAATGGCGGATGGTGAATTCGTTGATACCCCGGGCCTGGAGCCATGTCTTGCATTCGACCGCACCGGGGACTGGTTTTTTCTGAGTACGCATTAGGTTGTTGTGTGCCCAGTCAGTCAGGGCTGCAGCCTTGTCCCGCCAGGGACATGAGGGAAGCGGAGCGAGATCGGGCGGGGTCCAGGGCGCCGTGGGTGAAGATGCTTGTTTGGCCGGCGCCGGCGTCCGATATGGATCGGGGCGGGTTATCTCCTTGCCTAACCGGGCGCAGGCCTCACGGAATGAGCATCTGTCAAAATCGCGCAAAAACTGGATCGCATCACCACCCAGGTCACAGCCCCAGCACTTGTATGAGCCTTCACCCTGATTCTTGTCCGGAAAAACATGAAACCGGTCTGCCTTTTCATGGCCCCCACACGATGGACACGGGCCTATGTAGCGGTTGCCTAATTTTTTCATGGGAACTTTTTGTTGGGCTAAGTCAAGGACGTTCATCGGCTTCATCCTGGTCTAATTTGGGTTGAAAGAAATCCCGGTTGGCCGACATGATCACAAACGGATTGTCATCGAGGATCTCCGGGTGATAAATGGCAGCGTATGCCGTCTTGAATGCCGTTTGCATTTCCTCGCCAGTTGGATCCTTTTTGCCGCGTATCACATCGAATGCTTTGACAGCGGCTACAATCTCATGTTCCCATAACAAAATAACCTTCACATTTGCGCTACTTGCTGGCATAAATCCTCCTTTTTTTGGGTCTGGACCATTGTATTTTTGGTGTTTTTTAAGATATTATGTAATTTATTAAACATATCACTATATTATATCTATTATTTCTAATATTTGTTTGGACTATTGGACCATAGAGCCTTACGAAAGTTTATTGGTCAATAGTGCGTTATTAACCAAACCGGTTATATACGGGGGCGGTCCAATGGTCCCTATGGTCCCATTAAACGGAGACCAATATATTGATATGTACCGCTCTTTATTTTCTCAAAACGGTCCTTCATGAGCTTTCCAAACGCCTTTTGACTGAGTGTGCGCTTAGATACATTAGCCTCAAACCATTCCTTAAATGCGTCATACAATACCGATGCCCCTACGCGCTCTTTTGGGTGTAGGAAACAACACGTTTCAAGAAAATCGGAGAGTAAATCCTCGTCGCGCCGGTATTCGGCCACGGCATCGGCGATTACCTGGGGTGGAGCCAGGCCCTGTTTCTGCCATTGAATACACCCGCGAACTAACCAGGCGAGAATACCGGGGGCCTCTTCTTTAAGTTTATCGGCGAGATCCTTGTCTGCCGGGAATTCAGTCTCCTTTTGAGGGGGGTGATCCACAAAAGAAAACTCAAACGGGACGAGATGAATCCGTTGCCAGAATGCGTAATCGGAAGCCGGCGCATGGGGTTTATGGTTTGTTAGTAGAATCAGTGTATGGGTCGGTTTAAAACGGGTCTCGTGCCGGTCATGCGGGGACCTACCAACGAGAGTATCGGACCCTGAGAGCCATTTAACCCTCGATGGAGAAAATTTGCGATTTTCGTCGGCCTCTGACGCAAAAGCGATCCGTAGGCCTCGAAGCCCCATGATATCCGGAGACGGGCCTGAACTGCTGCGGGTGCGGCCCTGATCTAACATCATTTCTGACTGGATGGGAGCGGCCAGCAGTCCTAATACGTGAGATATTGTTTCAACGAGGGTCGTTTTACCATTGCGGCCTTTACCGGTGAGGATGGGGAGAATGTTTTCCCTTGTCAGACCGGTAATAGCATAACCAAACAACCGGCCGAGATAGGCTATTAACTCGGGGTGAGACGCGAATATCTGCCCCAGGGTCTGGTCCCAGATAGGACATAAAGCATCGATCCCCTGCCATTCAACCGGTGAGGCCTTACTGAGGTAATCGGCAGGCCGTCCCGGTCGGAGCTCACCAGTGCGCAGATCGACGACACCATTTTGGCAGGCAAGCAGCCACGGCGCCTGATCCAGATCGTCACCTATGACAGCGAGGGGAGTGGCGCTGTTGAGATGCGCCATTTTAAGACAGTTAACCCGGCCCCTGTCTGACCGGAGGCGTTTAACCCTTTTGTAGATGGCAGTCTGGATGGCAGTGAGCTTGCTCACGGCTGCGGTATCCTTTTTCTTAACAGCCCAATCGATCTCATCCACAATCTTTTTGGCTTCGCGGAGGTAAGCCAGCGCAACTTGCTCCACTGTGACATTAAATATCTCCATCACATCGAGATCCCAATAATGCCCTTTCCAGGCGAACCACTCCCGGGAAGATTTATTAAAAACATACTTACCATCATGCAAGGCTGCATAAAGAGTGCCGTCCCCCAATTCATTCGCATAGAGACAGTCGCGGATAAACTGGGAGTTAATCTCCTTGCTATTGCCATCATTCCCTGGGCGGCTGTCCGGAGTCTTCATATCCTCCTGGGCAGCCTCTATCCGGGCCTGGACCTTTTCGCGGATTTTTTCAGTGGAGGTCTTATCGGCATCCTGGCCACCGTCAACCGGCGGCGTCCGGTCATCAACCATTAATCCCCCTAAAACCCGCTAATTCCATTTTTCCACTCCATTCAAAATCTGAAAAATACGCGAACATCGCGACGGTGGAAACTGCATTTGGGCTATCTCCAGGAAGGACCCACCGTTTCCGGGGAGTGACAATCGGTATTAGACTTTGATATGTCAATCCATTTAATGGGGGACTGGGGGTCCCACTGTCCTCTCGTTGTGTAATCATCCCGTGCATTCCGCAGTTCCTCCAAACGTATGGATCTGATCCGGGTCTAATACAATCAGCCTCGGCACCATAATCCATACACCGTCAATCCTTCGCAGTTTATTAATAGAAACCTCGATCCGTCCCTTATTCTTACCCCGCCGGATCTCCCGGGGGTACTGCACCACTCTCCATTTTCCCCCTATGTATACTCTCAAACCCATAATCACCTCCGCACAGGTGTTTAAATTAGTCCTGCCTTTTCGACAATGTTCTCCGGTATTGCCACTTCGAAGACCGGCTGTCCGTCCTCCTGGTAGCGGTACAGATTGGTATGGCGCTTAGAACACCAGATCTCTTTCGGGCCATGGCGCGTGTCTACCAATAGTTTGATACCCTTCCGGGTCTTATTGATCATACGTAAGACAGGGAAGATCTCCTTCGGTAAGCACACCGGGGGCTCGTATCTCATTAATCAAAATCTCCCCAAAACACATCGATACTGACCTTGATCAACATAACAGTGAGACCTGCCAACATCAGCGGGCCTACCCAGATCCAGTGAGTGTTAATAAACTGTGCAACTGTTTCCATGGTTGTACTCCTCTAAAAAGCGATCAATCTTACATCGTGTTGCCGGGTGGACCTTCTCATTAGGGTGGCGCTCAATCCGGCTGACTGTAGACGCGGACACGCCAATCATCTTGGCAGCGGCAGTTACCGTCAGGTTGTGAAGCCATCGGGTAATGAAGATTTTTTCGGATAATGAATTGGTTTGGTGTCTGGCAATCCGTTTAATCGTATAGGCATTGCGTATCTTTTGGGGATCAAGACCTATCAAGTCACAGATCCAGTCACCCCCGCCCTCATCTAACCATCGCCGAGCCGAATCCCGGGTCAAGGAATTCGTGTTCATCACTCCTTTTGCATCTTTAATGGCCTGCATAAGGACGGCACCCCACAACTCACGCTCAGGTGTGCTTGGGCTATTCTCTATTAGGGATAATGGATGTATGGTCACCCTCTAATCTCCTGGACAAAAATACCATACAGGTGGATCCATGCGGTCAGGATACCGTCAATCTCGTTTTGAAAGTCGGGATCAATACTCCTGAATCCGTCATCCACCAAACGCCCCTCTACAGGCCTAAACCAACAGATCTCGCTGTACGTCTCTAACCAATAGAGGGCCTGCGGCATACAGGCATCCACCAGGTCCGTAAACCCGGCAGCCTCGGCGTAGGCCAGGCTGTCTATAATGGTCCGATCACAAATCACTATCTCGGCGGTCTGCATAGCCTCTAATTCGGCCACCATCTGGCTGTTAAAAATCCAGAGCTGGGCATCATCAGACGTATCCCTATTGAGCGGAAGGCGGCACTTACGCGCCACTTCCTTAACCAGGGCTATATTTTCACCCGGGTGCTCGCGCTTTAATTCATTAAACAGCTTACGGCCGTATGTGCTCTTACCTGTACCGTGGGTACCCATGAGGCCGATGTGGGTCATAATGCGGTTTCCTCAATTTAACTTTGGTTCACTCGGCAGGATCAACCCCGTGGACGGGGGAGTAATAATCTTCTTATCATCCTGTTTAACTTGATCTACCATCGCGCCCGCCACGGCTTTACAAGCGGTAGTAATGGCTGTCATGGCTACGTCAAAGTCTTGCGGAATACCCTCCACAAAAACCTGCCCATTTTGAAACATTTTGATTGTCATACCTGCAATCAGATCGGGTCTGGCCTCAGCCTCATCCTTGCGCTCTTCCTTCGCCTTTTTTACACTCATCTTCTTACCTCCTGTTTCGACGGCGGCTTTTCCTCACCATCTTGTTTCTGGATTTGCGTTTCATCCGGTCCTTGTCTGTCAGCGGTTTCGGATCCCCTGCCTCAACTCCGGCCTGTGGGTAATAAAACCGCCGCAAAATCCTTTTGATGTTGTCAATGTCCATCTCATTCTCCTCACTTTAACTGCTCTAAATATGCTTTAATTTTAACCGTTACATCCAGCACGTCGGTCAACTCTTTCAGGCACACCTTAACCTCTTTTTTATCCAACCTGCCATCGGCCATGGCCCTCCCGAGACATTGCATATGCTCGCCAAACTCCTTTGTCATATCCCCTGTCATCTGCATCAGGGTAGGCATATCGGTCGGTGTAGCCTCAGGCAGTGTAAACGCCACCAGACCCAACATATGCGCCAGCCGGTGAAATGCCCGGTAATCTTTTGTGATTTTCAATATCTGGTATGTGGTGAGAAGGCCTAACTTAAACCCGTCTTTCTGATTGAGCTCGCTTCTAAGGGTGGGATCGGCCTTGCCGATCTCCGGGGCAAGGGCCTTTAGGGGGTAATTTTTAGCAGCGATGTCTAATAAATCAAAAACGTCCTGCATGCGAATCAAACCTCCATATTAGCATTCCATACACCCATGCGGGGTGCTATCCTTTAGACCAGCCTCGAATGGTTTCGAGGCTATATTCATCCTTGCTCCGGTCTGGTTCGGGTTCGGGTTCCGGCAACAGGGTGTCGATCCGGGCTCTAATCGCATTAAAATGCAAGGTCATCAAATACTGCAAGTCATCAACGGATTTAGTAATCCGCATCAATTCAACGGTTGTGTTATCCATCCGGCGCCTCCGGAAACAGCTCTTTGACATCCATACTCAAGGCCTTTGACAGTATGTCCCGGCCATGCTGGTTTTTTCGTGTACCATAGGCCACCGCATAGATAGTGGGCGCGGTGACCTCCTTACCCTTGGCCAGGTCACTCACCTTGATATTATTAATCTTGATCAACCCGCCACGCACCGCGGGCAAAGAAAAACCGAGATCCCGGAGGCACATAAAAGCTGCCCTATTTCGGTTTCCCGGTTTTTTCTTTTGTAAAAAATTTGACAATATGATACGGTCGATGAGTTTCATGTTTCTAATCCTTGGAGGTAACAATTTATGAAATACATAGAACTTTTTGCAGAGATCGCTGCCGGCATAACAGGCGGCGCCAAAGACGCAATACTGAAAAAGATGCTGGAGTACGAACAAAACATTGAAAGTGAGGGTCTCCTATATCAAGAAGTTGCTCCGGAAACTGCCGAAAAACTACGCCTTGCTGGCAAGACGGACCCGGCGGGCTTTTTACGATCGGCAGGAAAAGGTCTGTCCGAGCTCCTTAAAAAGCCCCTTAATGCATAGCCAAGTAGCTTTTCGATATATTCGACCGTTTCTTTCGGGAACATATCCCTAAGGGTCTGCTCGAAACCGGCGGCATGTTTTGATGTATGGATCATATTTCTCCTTTCCCTTTAAGGTTTTTGGTTGGTGTGATGTTTGTTTTGATGCGGTGAGAGGGATTTTATACACTATTTGTAAGATCTGTCAAGTAAAAAATGCAAGATATTATAAATAAAACAGCAGACAGTTTCAGGGAATTGGCTCAACTCCTTGATATACCAATTAAAGATGGGTGGATAACAGGTCTTGCAAAAAAATTGGAAATGTCCCGCGGATCAATATATAGCTGGATCAACCGGGATAAAATCTCAAAAAAGGGCCTTGTAAAAATCGAAAATAAAGGTTACCCCCGCGAACAATGGCATATCCAACCCATACCCTATCCCGAAACCCCCGAAACCATCGGCATCCCCAAAACAGACAACCAACGCAGCCCCGGCGCCATGTCTTACGCTGCCCCGGATCTGGGGGGCACCCAGAGGATTACGGTTGTCGATCGCCCTGATTCAGCATATCTCGCCGATGTGGAGGAAGTCTTAAAGAGTAATGAAACTGGGGTGGTTGCAGCCCTAAAGGCTAATATCGTGCAATTCAGGGAAATAGTGCGGGAACGGAAACAGCGGGAAGAGGATAAGAAACGTATCCAGGTACTGGAAAATCAGGTCAACCAACTGGCGTTTGAACGTAAAACGGAAAGAAATATAGATACCGCATTGCCCAGTTTTATGGGCAATGCGGAGAACGAATAATCAACAGGGCTGATAATGTCATTTGGGTCGATTTTAAGAAGGGGGGAACATGAAAAAAATCAGGGTGGTTGTCTCTATTTGTATTATTATATCATTTTTAACGGCGTGTGCCCCACGTCCCCATGAGGTCGCTGCCACTTATGTGTCACCATTGCAATATCAGGGGTATTCCTGTAGCCAAATCCGTCAAGAATTAATGCGTGTGAATCAAAAAACCATAGAAGTCACAAAAAGTCAGGATCATGCGGCGGATAAGGACGCTGCAGGGCTTATTGTCGGGGCGCTTATTTTTTGGCCTGCATTGTTTCTGATGATAGGGGGCGATAGAAAAGATGAATTGGCAAAGTTGAAGGGAGAATTCCAGGCGCTTGAGCTTGCAGCAATACAAAAAGAATGCGATGTTGCAACGGAACTTCGAAAGGCAAAAGAGCAGAGGGATGAATACGAAAAGAAAAGAAATGACTTAATTAAACAAACAGGTGTGGGGGCAGGTGAAACACCCGAAGAATGACAAAAACAGGCGCTACAACAATTTAATCAGGGCGGCGACAATGGCGATCGCGGCGGCTAACATACCGCCGAGACGGAGGGTGAGGTCATGTTTGAGGTGGAGCTCGAGCTCTTTCATGTCACGTGTAAGGCTTGTTTCCATCTCTTTCATGATGCGTCTTAGAGCATGAATATCCGTTTTAGTCGCCAGACGTTCATCAACAATTTCAGCGAGAGCCTCGGCCTGGGCTTCGGCTTGTTGCTCAGTGAAGCCGGCTGATTTCAACTTTTTTGCATATGCAAGCGTATCAAATGTGGCAGTGGCCATGATCAACCTCCTGCAGGAGTATATAAATAAAAAGACCCTGAGTCAACTTTTTTTCTGAATCCCATGGCCATAACACAACTAAAAGACGGGCGGTGGATCTGTTATTATCGGGCTCGGGATCCGAAGACCGGGCAGGCGAAGCAGCGGCGGGAGTATTTCGGCAGGGGCGGGGATGCCCGGAGTGCGGCGGAAAAGCGCAACGGAGAGCTGGGGCTGCGAAAGCGGCGGCCCCCGCGATCCCGCAAGGGTGTCCGGTTTAATGAATTGGTCAAATCATATATGCTCAACAAACAAATATCACGGAATACCCTTAATGTGCTGGAATACAAACTCCACGCAAACATCCTGCCTTTTTTCGGGCACCGGATCGCTGACGGGTTAAGCGATCACGATCTGGATCGTTATGTGGCCAAACGGAGGCGGGACGGGGTAAGCGACAGCACTATCCGGCGCGAGCTGACCGACATCCAGGCGATCCTCAACTGGTCCGTGGCTCGCCGGCCACCCATAATCTCCCACAACCCGGTCCGCGATTATAAAAAACCCCGGGCCTATGATGCGATAATCCCGCCACCATCCACCGCAGAGGTCCGGGAGATCCTAAAGCATGCTGCAAGCCACCTCCGCCGGGCGATCTTCCTCAGTTATTATCTCGGGCTCCGTCCCGGCGCCATTGAGCTGCTCTCCCTTACCTGGCTATCCGTCTCCTATGAATCCGGCAGCATCATGGTTACCTCAGCCCATAAAGGGGGCCCGGAAAAGCGCATGGTGCCGATCCATGACGACCTGATGCCTCACCTCAAAGCATGGCACGCCCAGGACAAAAATGGATCCGGTCCCATCGTACATTATCGTGAAAAACCAATCCACAGTATCAAAAGCTCCTGGCGCCACGCCCTCAAAAAAGCAAAGATAACCCGCCCTCTCCGGCCTTACGACCTCCGCCACGCCTTCGCCACCCTGGCCCTGGAACAAGAAGCCGACATTAAGGCCCTATCCGAGATCATGGGGTCGCGCCCGGAGACCCTCATGCGCACCTACCAGCACGTCTCCAGTCGCCTCCGGCGCGCCACCGTCTCGAAAATCCCCCCCCTGAATCTCGCTGGTCATACAAATTATGACCAAAATCCCAAAAAAAAGGCCACTCCGAAAAGTGGCCTAAGTCATTGAAATCATTCTGGTAGGCACGAAGGGATTTGAACCCTTGACCCCTACCGTGTCAGGGCTTTAGAGTGGGTGAAATTGGCGTAATATTGGGGTGTTATAGATAGTGGATGCCGGTCATAATTTAGTGTATGACCGGGCTGATAACGCTCCTTCAGGGTTTATTTTAGCGATTTTCCGGACCCATTAGCTGGCCCTACCGCTCAATTTTTCCACAGTCCTTAAGCCTGACAGCCCCAGCATTGCTACAACTAATTCCATCATAACATCCAGAGGCAAATTTGGCCCCGGATCGTTGGTCAGCCATTGCAGAATTGGGTTGACCAGAAACGCGAACGACAAGCCTAACCCGCAAACCCACATCAAAAACGGCCTTGCCCCGGCCACGAAAACAGACCGGTGGGCTGCCTGGGCTTTGGTTATTTCCGCTTGCCATTTCGCCGGATCCTGTTTGGCTTTCAAGAGCAATAATGCGGCTGCCGCTTTTTCCTCATCGGTTTCCACAAACCGGTCAATAGCACCTGCCACGCCATCAGCCAACTCTCCAATCCCGCCGCCAAAGAGCTTTCCAAGCCACGAAACCATAATACCCTCCTATAATAGATAAATATATTTCCCGCCCCGGCGCGTCCACCGCTGGGTTCGGCCTTTTGGCCGGGCGTCGACATGCCAGCCAGGCGTTATTCTTCCGTTCAATTCCCAGTCCGGATAAAACCCGAGACCCGAAAAACCGACCCGGGCCACCTCGTAATATTGCAACCGCACCGGAGCCTCAGTCACAAAATGAAAGTCGATGGCCTTACAGCCCATGTCCGCCCGATGGTATGATTGTCCAGCATGGCCATGCGCCCCATTGACATCCACGGCCCCACCGACAGCCCAATGGATGATCATAGGCCATCCGGTCTGCACGCGGAGCCGTACAACCAACACCAGGAATGTCGGATCGATCAAATCGCCGCTCTCCGGGCCATGCAGCGGGTCCTGGAACTCATCTCGGTTAAAATGCTCTATCCTGTCCCATGCGATCATTGTGTCGTAGTCCCCTGTCGTGAACCGTTTTTGATATCCAACCGCAGATCGTTCACCCGGTCCAACAACCGGTCCTGCTTATCTGATATTTTCGCTAATGTGCTATCGTAATTGGTGAATATCCGGTCCTGACTGTAAAAAAAGATCCCGTTGAAAAGCCCGACAACAGCAACCGAGATTGTCAGGATTGTGAGGAATAGCTTCACAGATACCCTTTTTTCGATTGCGGCCCATATGCGGATAATAGCAGCGTCAACGCCTTCCTGGTCCCGCTTTAGGTTTTTGATGGCCTCGTCGAATCCGGCATGGTCCTGACACGGATGGCAGCTATCGGCGGACATAGCAAGTCTCCTCTTTTTTATAAGCTAATACGTATCCTCATTTATCAACAAATCCGGATTGCCGACCCGATCATCGCTCAGCTTGAGCGTGTGCAATAGCTCATGCCCCGTAATGTGCATCGGCAGCACCAACCCTGCCTCGGTTTTGCGCATATTACACCAGATCTCGGGCGGGCTGCTCGATACGGACACACCGGCTGCGGCTTTACCCCAGAACGCTCCCCGCTTCGCTTGCTGCTCGGGAGTGCGCCAGGCCTCATCCCATACCTGCTGTTTGCGCTGCTCGTTGCCGAATGCCCGGACACGAACGGTTAGCGTTACGTCAATCTCCTGGTCCGTCACATCCAGCCGCTGAAACCAGCGCTGATATTCGTCGAAGCACTCTTTCGCGTGGTCTGCTTTGTTCCACCATGCCCACGACATTAGTCTATACCTCCCTACGTCAACTCAACGTATAATACCGATTGATCTTCTTAATGGTTGCTAAAAACGGGATCTCATTTGCGTATTTTTCCAACTGATTTATCAATACGTCTGACCCGGTGAATAAAACTTTGGTCTCGCCTGTAATTCTGACTTGCAAGGTCAAATATTTACCCGTTTTATTTTTCGAGTATCGAGTGTCGCTTATCCGGTACCCGATAACTTCAATTTCCTGATTCAGGACAGAATCGAGCTTCACCTTGTCGCCATCTAAAACGGGTGGCTCAGTTGCAAAATCCGAGAAACGCTTCTTGCGTTTTTCGGCGAGATTGGCGACTGTCATGACAATGCCTCATCTACCACGGCTTTCGCGGTCGCCCGATATGCCTGATATTCTGCATACTCGGCGGCGTAGTCATCGCTCAGGTCTTTGTTGTTGATGAGCGCCAGCTCCTGTGATCGGCTATAATTAGCTGACATGACTGCATCGATCAGCGTGTCACGATCCTGATCGTCAACCAGGACATAATTGCACGTCCAGGATTTCTCAGTCTCCCCGGCCTCGTTTTGTCGCTCTATTTCCTGATGGTTGAATCGGAAAATGGTCTGGCCCCTGGTCATCCCGAAATCGGGTAATCTATTGTCAGAATTTTCTGTTTTCATGCGATTCTCCTTTCTAATGGGTTGGCGATCCCGGCTTGACGGCATGCCTCCGCCAGAATCACCGTAATCGTATTGTCAATATGCCTATGCCACAGATTGAGACAATTGGCATGCTTCATCCATCCATAATAACTCATTACAGCGCTGACAACGCTTATGGGCTCCATCACCTGAACAATACAATGGTGAATGATCCGGTCCGGGAAATAGGGCAGTTTGTGAATAACACGATCTTTCCGCAGGCCCTTCTTCACAAACACCCTGTAGTTGGAGTTTTTAAATGTTTTGTCCTTGAGCATCGTCTGTATCCGCCCGAGATATTTGTCCGGGTCCGCGTCCACCATACGCACCTCGCGGTAATGCGCCTTGCCCTTGCGGGCGTTTTCATGGGCCATGCGGATGTTGTCCATGTCGTATATTTTAGGATATAAGTTTCCGTACCGTTTCATAAGCTGCTTATTTCGCCCTGGAGCGTTCGAGCCCTTCGGCCTACCAGCACCAAAAACGGGCCTTGCTTTGTGTTTTGCCAAGAGGCAGGGTTCCGGGCCCCAATGGGTTAATCTTCCATAAGTAGAGCTGCCCGCCGATAGTCACATTGTCATTCGACGACGTGTTATTCGCATTGACGTAGAACGCTCCGGTGTTCAAGCTGTTATTCGCATTCCCGCCGAATTTAACAACACGCCAGCCGGGAGGCCCGAAACCTGGAAAAAACCGCGTGCGTGCTGCGTATTGCGCGCGGCGTGTTGACGGTTAG